TAATGGAAAAATAATAATTATACCATGAGCACAACAAGAGGCAGAACACATGCAGACTTTTATCATCCAACACAAGATGATGTATATTGTAGTATAGAAATCAAATGGGCTCATCATATATCACAAGCTACCTTAGAACAGCCAGGTGATGATGATGTGGTCATTGAGGATACTAAAGTAATTACATATTGTGATGAACATGTCAACAAAATGGAGTTACCTGATTGGGTAACATTAGATGATATGTATGAAGCAATAGATCCAATGGATTATTATGGAGACGAGGAAGACTAACTCACATCCAGTATTTTATGTTTTAATCTTTGCATTCATTGTAATAATGTCTGCTATAATAAATAAAATTATGAATAATAAAACACCAGAAATAGAATCATCAAAAGTGATTAAAGGAATTATCAATGTATTTAAATCTGTTGATAATGGATTGCAAGAAGAGCATATGCGTAGCAAGAAACAATATCTTGAGAAATACAATTTACGTGAGTTTAAAACTAATATAACCAGGACAGCGATAGAGCAATGGAATTAGTAGATTTCATCCATAGAAAAGATCTCCTCACAAAACAAGAATGTGAGGAGATTATTGATATATTCGAAGCAAATGATAAGTATACATTTGATGGATTTATTGGTGGAGGAATAGATCACGAAATCAAACATTCATCAGATTTTAATGTATTCATGGAAAACATGGATACAGTTAAAAGATTGTATGGTGAGAGACTTACTGATGTTATTGATAATATGATTGTTGAAATGTATAGATATATGGATAAATTTCCAATATTTAAAAATACAACAGTTAATGTTGATGCATATAATATTCAAAGATATCTTCCAAGTCAAGGTTTCAAAGCTTGGCATTATGAATCAACACAAGAAAAGATTAGACTATTTGTATGGATGGTATATCTGAATGATGTTGAAGATGGTGGTACAGAGTTTATGCTTCAAAAGCATATAGAACCAGCAGAGCAAGGTAAGTTATTATTCTTCCCTGCTGATTGGACTCATACACATCGTGGACAAGTTAGTCATACACAGAGTAAATACATTTTAACAGGATGGATATCCTTAATTGATCAACCATGACAGAAATATATAACTACATATTCCATTATAATTTTCATGAAGAATTATGGTGGGCTATTCCAAGAGACAGCTATCTTGATTATTGGAATGGAGAAAAGCATAAATGCTTATTTGCATTATCTATAAAAGATTTAATAGAGATAATAGAAGACAAATGAACGTTCTAATTTATGATATTGAGACAATGCAGGAGTTATTCCTGATACATGTCTACAATCCAAAAGAAGATAAACATTATGACTTCCTGATTAGTCAATGGCAGAATACCTTTGATGCATTTATAAGACTAATGCATGATAAGCCAGACTATTATTGGGTGGGTTATAATAATCTTCGTTTTGATGCTCAAGTGGTAGAATGGGTAATACGTAATCATAATGATTGGCATGAACTCTCAGGTCTAGAAATATGTGCTAAAATTGCACAGAAAGCTCAAGATGTTATTGAAGATGCTAATTATGAACAGTTCCCAGAATATCGTGAAGAGGATTTGTCGTTCAAACAGATAGATTTGTTTAAGGTTAATCATTATGATAATAAAAATCGTATGGTTAGCCTTAAACGTCTAGAGTTTGAGATGGACCTTGAGAACATTGAGGAGATGCCTATACATCATACAAGGCGTGACATGACTCAACAAGAGATAGATGTTACAATGAACTATTGTATTAATGATGTAATGGCAACCTATGAGTTCTTTAAGGTTACAACAGGTGATACAGAACATCCCTTATATAAAGGAAATGATCAATTACAGTTAAGACTAGACATAGAAAAAGAGTTTGAGATTAACTGTATTAATTATTCTGATAGTAAGATTGGTGATGAGATAATCAAGAAGTATTATTGTGAAGAGAAGAAAATTACATATGCTAATTTACCTCGCACAGGATTCTTTAGAAGAAAAATCACAGTATCACAATGTAGACCTGATTATATAAAGTTTCAAACTAAGCAGTTAATTGAGTTTAAAGAGTATATAGACTCGCTTGTGTTAGGAATTAACGATGATTTTAAAGAAAGCATAAATTTTTATGGCAACACTTATACGTTTGCTAAAGGAGGCTTGCACACAGAGAACAAGCCAGAAGTATTTGAAGCTGATGAACAGTTTGAAATCATTGATTGGGATGTGTCTAGTTATTATCCTGCTATTATTATCAATAATGGTCGCTATCCTGCACATCTTGGGAAAGAGTTTCTTAATGGTTATAAGCGTATGTTTGAAAGGCGTCTTCAGCTTAAACCACAAGCTAAAAAGGATAAACGCATTGCAGGCATTGTTGGTACCCTTAAGCTTGCTGTCAATTCTGTATATGGTAAGTCTTCTGATATGCAGAACTGGATCTATGACAGACAGCTTACTATGTTCACTACTATTACTGGAGAGCTTAGCTTGCTTGTACTTATTGAAGCGTATGAACTAGCAGGTATACATGTTATATCAGCTAATACAGATGGTGTCACAATTAGGATAGAAAAGACACATCTTGATAAGATGTATGAGATTAATAACTGGTGGCAAAACTTAACAAATTATGAGCTTGAACGAACAGACTACAGTAGAATTATCTTTTCAACTGTCAACGATTACCTCGCAGTTAAAACAAATGGAGAAGTCAAGAAGAAGGGTGATTTTCTTACTGATTTTGAGTTGCATAAAAATAAGTCTGGTAGGATTATACCTATCGCACTTGAGCAATATTTCATCAATGATACTCCTGTTGCTGACACTATCATTAATCATATTAACATTTATGATTTTGCTATGCGTCAGAAAGCTAACAGAGATTTCCATTTTGAAGGAAAATTTAATGGTAAGACGACTGTCTACAATAAACTTATTAGGTTTTATATCTCTAATACAGGAGAAAAGCTATTAAAAGTTAAGAACCCAGAATGTCTATCCAACGCTGCGCCAATATCACAAGTGGAAGCAGGTGAGTGGCTAATGACAGTGTGTAATAAACTATCTAAGGATCATCCTCTAGATAATATTAATCATTCTTATTACATAGAAAGAGCAGAAAGAATTATTAACAAGATTAATTACAATGGTAAGAGAAGACCAGTAATAATCGCAAACCAACTAAATTTATTTTAATGGCATATAATAATATTATGGCAGGATCAGAAAAACAAAGAGAAGAGATCAACAGGAAGTTGGTCTCTATGCAAATGGAAATGATAGGACTATCTTATCAGGACGCAATGGACACACCAGAATTCTGGAGAGTGTATACATTGACAACAGAACAAACAGAAGCATGGCGTAAGCTAGCTATTCCACTTATTAAGAAGACATTTAAATGTAATAAGGGAAGAGCAGAGATGACGTTAGGTATGTTTGAGCTTAACCTAGGATTACGTATAAAAGATGAGTGGGAAGGAGAGGAGTTCTTTGATACAACACACATTCATACAACTATACCACCTGAAGCACAGTTGCTTAAAGATCAACAGCCTACATTCTTACAAAAGATGAAGAAGTTCTTTAGAGGATATTATGATTAACATTTGATGTTAGTTAATATATTAACCATTTATACCTAATTGGGTACGTTTTGGTTAATATATTAGCTAATTATATGCAAAAGGGTATAATATTGCACTTTTGACATTAAAGTGTCATATATCATATAATTTGCACACTAATTGTGTAATATAATGCACATTAATTCGACTATTTGTCGAATTGTGTAACATAATTTGACAAGTTTTGTTACAAAACTAGACGCAATTCGAAAATAATAGGCGTATATTGGTAGTAATACTACCACTTTTAGGAATAGTATTTGTATATTTACTAAACTTTTAAACATACATATATTATGGGTCATTTTGTAAAATTAACAACATTTGATGAAGCTAATGGTTCTTACACAAGAACATGGTTAGAGCAATCTTCAATCAAGCAATTATCTCAGAATTCAGCTGTACAAGCTGGAGATAATGCAGGTACTTGTGAATTTGTAGATGGAACAATTATTGCAGTGTGTACATTTAATGAAACACTTGATACATTGAACTAATTACAATTACAAAGTTTATTGCAAAGCCTCAGAGAAATCTGGGGCTTTTTGCATTGTAAACAATTTTGTTTACATATTATAATTTTCACACATTTTAAATCACAAAAAACATGGGAGCAGACGCTTTTATTACAAGACAAAGAGGAATGAATGCTAGCGAAGCGTACACACTAGCTGTAGAATCAGCAGAATCAGAGCATGGTAGAGATGCTTATAATGGTACAATTAGTACAACAACTAGTTTTAGAGATGTAACTGCTGATTTTCGTAAGAGTAAAAAAGAAAGACGTCAGTTCATTGATGATATGTTACATAACGCAGGTAAGCGTGATTGCTATGTTATTGAAGAAGAAGCACCCATCAAGAACACCAACAAGATTAAGTCTGTTGTTGATCACACTGTTGTTAAAGGCACCAGTAAATGGGAGCTTAGATATAATGTATATACAGGATGGGAAGACAAACAATTGAAGTCTTTTAAAACTAAGACTGATGCTGTTAAATATGCTCGTGAGCATACAGAGAAATCACAGACCACAACATTTGTGCGTATGGAGAAAGTTCTTAATAATCAAGATGCTAATGTAGCTTGTATTAAATACAAGAGATCTACACAAGAAACAGAAGGGACGTATATATTCTTTGGCATGGCTGCTTGTTAACATGGAAAAGCATATTGACATAGAAAAAGATGTTGTATCATTTCAACAGGCTATTGACTTGTGTATGATTGAATTTAATGAGAAGACACTATGTGCGTATGAGATAGAGAATCAAGAACTCTATCTCTGCCACCTAGATGAAGAAGGATTATACATGCCTGAAAAGGATATGCCTGCTCCATTAAGAAGTCAAGTATTTAGATGGTTTAGGGAGAAGTATAACTTACATTATCGAATAACTTATTACGATCCTATTAAGGCTATAGAATTTCAAGCAGATTATCAAGGATTTCTGTATAAAACTTCTGCTGCGTCTTTTGATGGTAGTTTATATCTTCCACATCAAAGTTATTGGAAATTAAAAGATAGTCCTTATAGCACCTACGAAGAAGCAGAAAATGCTTGTATTGATAAATTAATAGAAGTAGCTAAACAACAAGACAATGGAAAATAAACAAACAGCAGTAGATATTTTATTCCAAGAAATAAAAGAAAGTAAATCATTCCTGCCTGATAACTTGTTTGCATATTTAGAAGATGTGTATAATAAAGCTAAATCACTAGATGAAAAGGAATTATATAGTGCTATAGAAGCAGCTATTATACGTTGGAATCTTGATGGTACTAAAACAGCAGGTGAACTAACAAGAGAGATTATATCAATAATTAAACAACAAGACAATGGCTGATATCACAATGTGTAGGGACATGAAATGTCCTATGAAATTTAAGTGTTACAGGCACACAGCACCAGAGAATCAGTTTAGACAAGCTGTCTTTTCTGAATCACCTCGTAAAGAGGGAACTTTTTATTGTGATCAATATTGGGATAACGAAGGACGTACCTTGGACCCAAAGTTTAGAGAGTATGAAAACTATAATGATAAATCATGATACATATTGAAGATTATGAGATGGAAAATCTCAAGGATTTAGTATATTTGCAAGAGGAGAAAGAGCTATTTTATCGCTCACTAAATGACTCAGGTATCGCTCAAATTGATGTTTTTCTGAGCGATAAAATAGAATTAAGTGAGCTAGAAATTCTACAAAAGAATGCTAGAATAAATGTTTGTATTCCTGAAAGTTTAATTGCTAAAATAAATCACAGAATAATTAGAAATTATGAACGTAAAATTGACGCTCTATCATTTTAAAGAGTTACTCAAGAATGGTTTTACTTTAGACATGGTATTTCTCCTCAAACTAGTGGAGGAAGGCCATGATTTAAAAGATACATGTAGTGGAGATCCCAAGCTGGAGATCCTTGCTCAAGGTATTTATCGTAAAGGATTAATATCAGGAGATAATAAAATCACATTAACAGGTAAAAATGTTCTTAAGTTTCTTAAAGAGGAAGCTCCTAAAGATAAGATCATTAAGAAGAAACCTGCTAGTGAGGATTTTGAGAGATGGTGGAAAGCATTTCCAGGTACTGATACATTTAAGCACAAAGATAAAAGCTTTCCAGGCTCTAGATCTTTACGTAGAGATGTGGAGAACTGTAGGCTTAAATTCAATGCCATTTTGTCAGAAGGAGAATACACTGCAGATGATTTAATCGCTGCTGTAGAGTTTGATGTTCTTCAAAAGAAGGAGAATTCATACAAAGTAGGAGAGAATAAACTTAAATACATGCAGAATAGTCTGACATATCTGACACAAAGAAGCTTTGAACCATTCATCGAGCTTGTAAAGCAAGGTATAACAATTGAAGAGAAACCTAAAAGAGTAGGAACAACAGATATATGATATTTCAAGATTTAGCCAAGGCAGTACAAGATGGTATTGATGGTAAGAACAGTGGTATACCTATGGGTTTTGATAGACTTAACAGATACATTGGTATCAGGAAGTCTATATATACTCTTGTAGGTGGACTAACAGGTTCTGGTAAGACATCTTTTATAGATGATGCATATGTCCTTAATCCATTTGATTGGTATATATCTAAGTATGGTCAGAACTCTGATATTAAACTGAAGATTATATATAGATCCATGGAGCGTAGTAAGACATACAAGATGGCTAAATGGGTAGCTAGGAAGATATTCTTAGATAATGGTATAATCATTCCTGTTAGTAAACTATTAGGTTGGCAGAAGGAGAAGATGACGCATGACGAACATGATTTGTTTCTAGGACAGAGAGACTATATTGGTAGCATGTCAGACATTATCACAATCATTGATGGTCCAGATAATCCAATAGGCGTAGCTAAGCATTTAAAAGAACATGCTGAAGCTAATGGTAGAATAGAAGAGATAGATAAGTATAACAGAGTTTATATTCCTGATGAAAATAACACAGTGACACTGATAGTTATTGATCATATTGGTCTATTGAAAGTTACCAAGGATTATAATACAAAGAAAGCAGCTATCGATAAGATGTCTGAAGAACTTAGATATGCTCGTGACATGTATGGATATTCACCAATAGTTGTAAGTCAGTTCAATCGTGATATTGCTAATCCTATGAGGATTAAGAATGGTGACGTAGAACCACAGCTAGAAGACTTCAAGGATAGTTCATCAACACAAGATGACGCTGATGTTGTATTAGCACTCTTTGATCCTATGCGCTATAAAGTTACAGACCCTAGTGGGTATGACCTAGATAGACTTAAAGATGAATTTGGTGGTAAGTATTATCGTTCATTAAGACTAATTAAAAATAGTTATGGTGAAGATGATATTCGTATTGGTCTAGGTTTTCTAGGTCAAGTGGGTATATTCAAAGAACTACCAAGAATGAAGAACATAACAGAGTATGATTATCAATCAATAGTAAATAAAACATATTTTTTAGAACCTTAAATAATAAAACAATGGCAACAAAAGACGAAATTTTTAGTTTAATGAAGGAGTATACAAAGTTTGATGACATGTTCATTAGAGCTATTCAAACAGGTAACACATCTGAAGCAACTGATTTACAACTTAAGATGGGTAAAATACGTGAAAAGCTATCTGCTTTAGGGGAAGTGGCTAATCCAACCCAACCTACAGATGAGCAACCTTCGTAATCAACGACAAGAAGAGTTTGCACAGATTTGGTTGGATAAGAAATGGGGCATCCTAAATCTATGTCCTAGGTTTGGTAAGATATATACAACAATTAACATTTTGGAAAAAATGAATTCAAATATATCTATACTAATCGCCTATCCTGACGTTAAAATCAAGGATTCTTGGGAAGAGGATTTCAAATCACGTGGTTACAACAATTCACAAATCACCTATACAACACACCTATCTTTACATAAATATGTATCGAATAAGTATGACATGGTGATCATTGACGAGATACATTTGTTGAGTGATGCACAGATTGATGCTTTATATGATTTGACATTGATTAATCATCACGTGTTAGGACTGACAGGCACTCTATCAACCTCAACAGAGTCTGAGCTTGATATGAGATTACAGCTTCCTGTATTGGCATACTATCCTATTGAACAAGCTATCCAAGAAGGTGTGATAGTTGACTATCAAATAACAATAATCAAAGTTCCCTTGGACAATAAGATAGTTCAAACTGTTAAGGGTAAAGCTAGGACAGAGAAAAAGCATTTTGATGCGTGTAGTTGGGTGATTGATCAGCTCAGCTCTCAAGGTAAAGACACAATGATGTTACGCCTGAAGAGAATGAGAATCGTCCAAGGTAGCATTGCCAAGTTAAACATGACTAAGGCAGTGTTGAATAAGTATGCTGATGAGCGCATACTTGTATTTTGTGGTACTACTGATGCTGCAGATAGTTTAGGTATACCTTCACACCATAGCAAATCGCCTGACAAAGAGGGCTTCAAAAGGTTTACAGAAGGAGAAGGAAACCAAATGGCTGTTGTAAAGATTGGTAATACAGGTGTAACATACAAACCTTTAAACAAAGTGATATTAAATTACTTTAACAGTAACGCTGAGAATCTAGCTCAAAAGGTGAATAGGTGCATGTCTATGGAATATAACAATCCAGACAAGAAAGCACAGATTTATATCATCTCCACCAATGAGGAAGTAGAGGAAAAGTGGTTAAATAAGGCACTAGAATTCTTTGAAAAAGACAAGATTAAAATTGTTAATATCACTGAAATTTAGTAACTTAGAGTAAGTAAATTAACTAAATAAATTAAACATGGCAAGTAAAATGATTGGGATCGTTGGATCCACTGGTACAGGCAAATCGACATCGATTAAGCATCTAAATCCAGAAGAAACCTACATTATCAATGTAGCAAAAAAGGAGTTACCTTTTAAAGGTTCTGAAACTCTGTACAATGCAGAGAAAAAGAACTACAGAGAAGTTGATGACGCAGTTGAGATCACTCGATTGTTACAGAACATTTCTCAGAAAGCACCACACATTAAAAACATTGTGATTGAAGATTCAAACTACATCATGGGTTTTAACATTGTGTCACGAGCAACAGGAGTTGGATTCACTAAATTTAGCATCATGGCTAGAGATATGGTGGCCTTGTTTCAAGAAGCTCGTAAATTACGTGACGATTTGAAAGTGTTCTATTTCACTCACCCAGAAACTATTGAAGAAGGTGGAGAGATTGTAGGATACAAAATCAAAACAGCAGGCAAGCTGATTGATAATCAAATCTTATTAGAGGGCCTATTAACTATGTGTCTCTACACTTATGTAGAAGAAAACAAAGATGGCACTTGTACGTATAACTTTGTAACCAATAGGTTTAGAAAGTTCCCTGCCAAGACTCCTGATGGTATGTTTACTGACATCAAGATTCCTAATAACTTACAAACAGTAGTAAACACAATAGACGAATATTATAAATAACTAGAAACATGGCAATAGGTGGATCAAAAAGAGAAATCCCACAAGGTGGAGATTTTCCAAAGAAAGTTGGTATATTTGAAGCAAAAGTACTTGCTATCAATCCAACTTCAAAAGAGTTCAAAGATATCTTAGGGATAGAATTGAAAGAGGACAGTAACGCAACTAACTATTACGATGACGTTAAGGAAAAGTTGAAAGTCAATGTATGGTTACAAGATGTAAACAGTGACTTTAGAACTACTGCTACGTTCTGGTTAGAACATGGTGAGAAAGAAAATAAGGATGCTACAAAAAAACAATACATCAATAATATTGGTGTATGTAGTTGGGCTAGTGATCCAGATCTTCTTCCTGCTTGGTTTTCTAAACGTTTCAATCGTGTAGCACATATAGGTGAAGAGGAGTTCTTAGGATTTGTACGTGTATGGTTGGGAGGTCTTGACTTTTCTGATATAAGTACTGAAATTATTCTAGACTGGAAGAAAGTTATGTCAGGTGATCTAAAAGATTTGAAAGAACAAATTGATGGTGAGTTTACACAAACTGTTGGTGCATTAGCCACAGTGAAAACTGTTGACAAAGAAGATGGTCCTAAGTCATATCAAAACATCTTTATCAAATCATTCTTTCCTGGCTATTCTATCAAGAGTATGCGCTTAGTTGATTACAACAATCCTGATGTAGTGAGAGGTTTGAAATTCAGAAAAATTGCTGAGTTAAAGATGCATGAGCGATTTATTGTTAATGCAACAGGAGAGTATGGCTGTAAAGATTATTATACATTCAAAGAATTGCATGACTATGACCCTGATTCAAATTTAGTAGAATCAGACAAAGTGATTGCAACTGATGACGCAGCATTTTAGTTTATTATTATATCATCTGTTATAGTAAAGCCCAGTCTATTTTAGATTGGGTTTTCTTTTATAAACTAAAT